ATTGAGGCTTGGGAACTTGACTTCCATCTTGGGAATACGGTGAAGTATATCTCAAGAGCGGGTAAAAAAGGAGCTGATAAAGAACTTCAAGATTTAAAAAAGGCTCTTTGGTATCTTCAAAGGAAGATTGAGAATTTAGAAAATGCTGGTTGAGGTAAGATATAATTCAAACCACAAAAACGGAGACAGACCATGGAAAGTGTTTATTGATAAACAACTCTTAAAAGTTGATTCAATAGAATTTCTGTGTCAGATAAACTCTTCTATTGGGTATAGGGATGATGGTAGAGAAACAGGTCATATTACTTGTGACGCTAAAAAAATTACCCTTGAAGATTATTGTTTGGTTATTGAATAATGAAATATAAATTAGCTGCAAGAGGTTCAATTTTAGATGGTTGGGTAATACAATCCGAGGATAAAAAACTTTCCATCAACTGTGTTGAATTTGAAGTGTCGGTTAAAACAAAAACTTTTATTGATAATAATCAAGCTTGGTTGGAATTTGAAACAGAAAATCCTATTATTATCAAAAACCATAAGGTAACAATATATTAAAATGACAGAAAATTATTTAGGAAAAATAGTAAACGGAGATTGTATTGAAGTGATGAAGACCATGGAAGAAGGGTCTGTAGATTTGATTGTGACATCACCACCATATGGTGTCGGGATTGAATATGATGTTCACGATGACGATATGGTTTGGGAAGAATATTCAAAATTCACACAGTTGTGGATGGAACAAGCATACCGTGTGTTGAAAGATGACGGTAGGATTGCTTTGAATATCCCGTATGAGATTAACCGACAAGCCAAGGGTGGAAGAATCTTCATGTTAAGTGAGGTATGGCAAATTATGAAACAGATTGGTTACAAGTTCTTCGGAGTTGTGGACCTTGAAGAGGAATCACCACACAGAAGTCGTACCACAGCGTGGGGGTCATGGATGAGTCCCTCAGCACCTTACATCTATAATCCAAAGGAGTGTGTTATCTTGGCGTATAAAAAGAAACATATTAAGATTATTAAAGGACAACCTGAATGGGTTGGTGAAATGGGTGAGGTTGAAGGTAAAGACGGTAACATGAGAGCCAAGATGATGTATACCGAACAACAGAAACGTGAGTTTATTGATTTGGTATTTGGACAGTGGAATTATTTTGCCGATACTCGTTCATTAACAAAGGCGACCTTCTCGATGGACATCCCAACAAAAGCGATTAAAATTCTCACATATAAGAATGATATCGTCCTTGACCCGTTTGCTGGTTCAGGTACAAGTATGGTTGCTGCAGAGACTTTAGACCGTCGTTGGATTGGTATTGAACTCAGTTCTAACTACGCTAAAGTGGCAAACGAAAGGGTTGGGTTCTTTGTTCAACAAAAAAGACAACAGGTTTTAGAATTTCCTGAAAAATCCTAAACAATATATCGAAAATTACAAATTGGTTTTCCATTCACCAATGGTAAACCATGTTGGTCAAGGGTGATAGTTTTTACTATCACCTTTTTATTTTTGAATCTACCCATCAAAATTGTGTCACCAACCTTTATATTAAGTTGTATCATAGTATTTATAATTAGTGTTTATATTCAAAAAATGGGTGAGATAGTATTAACGGAAATACAACTTAACAATCTAAAACAGAGACTAACTGAAGAGAAGTGGTACAATAATGTTTTGGATATTTTGGGTATTGTTGACCCAACAGGAATTACTGACTTTGTAAATGCCATTTCTTATTATAAACAGGGTGACACCCTATTTGCGTTTTTGTCTTTAATATCTGCAGTACCATATATTGGTGATGCGGTTGGTAAAACTGCTATGGGAACCATGAAAGCCGGAAGTCAAGGGACTAAGTACCTTAGAAATGCTGAAAAAGCCATTAATGCTGGTAATACTGAATTGGCTCTTAAGAATCTTAAGATGTTAGAAAAAGTTGAAGGACCTGCAAACAAATTATTTAAAACCGCTCAGAATTGGACTTCAAGAGTTGATACAGTAATTGATAAAATTCCGAATATGGGAGGATTATTATCAGGATTTAAAAAAGCTCTTCAGAGTTGGTCAAACTTATTTAGTAGTGCGTCAAAAAGGTCCATGGGTGTTAGACGTTTAATGGTAAACAAAACACCTCAAGAACAAATGAAATTGGTTCAAGGTTTAGAATCTGCTTTGAAAAGAGAAAAGTTTATGGACCCGGCAATATTAGGTAAACCAAACATCCTTCAAAGATTCCTTTATGGTGGTGGTCTTGGGTTTGGTAGATTCTCTGACCTGTTTGGGAAAAGTTCTCTAAGAACAAGAGTACTAATGGGTCAAACAAAATTCTATCTCGGATTTTTGGATTTTTTAAATATTGGTAATTTTGTTGGACCTGAAGAACTTTCAGGTATGATGAGTGAAGAACAGATGTTAGCAGCAATGAAACAGTATGAATCAACTCCTGAAGGTCAAGAAGCATTAAAAACTGAGTTGGGTGGAACTACAACAACTCAAGTATCACCACAGGGGTTAGCTACTACGGGTGAAAAAATATCCATGTCGCCGATTACGTCAGCATTAACAAGATTAATGAGTCCAGTATAATGAAAGAAGAATATATTTTAAAATTAGTCCAAGTTCAAAATCAATTTAGATTTTTACATTGGCAAACTACGTTTGATGCTAAACATAAAGCGTATGGAGAAATCTACGAAGGTTTAGGTGTTTTGATTGATGACTTTGTTGAAGCCATGATGGGAAAATATGGGAGACCTGAGTTTCCTGCAGAATTTTCAATAATGTTTCAAGATATAAATAAATTATCTATGCAAAATTTCATTGATGGAATATGTGAGTTTTTGTTTTCAATGACTGAAGGTTTGAACCCAAAATTTGATACTGATTTATTAAATCTTAGAGATGAGATGCTAAGATTAGTTAACAAATTAAAATATTTATTAACTCTTAAATATTAATATGAAAAAGTTTGTAATAACAGAGGAAGAAAAAAGTAGAATTCTTGGGATGCACATTGAAGCAACTTCAAGACAATATTTGAAAGAAGATTTCAATAATGGTATGACCACTATTGAACGATACAATTACAATTGTGGAATCCAATGTTTCTTAAATAAAAAAGGTGTTAAAGATGATGCCGGTCAACCGTTGAAAATTGACGGTTCAATCGGTAACTACCCAAAATCAAAAAGTGCTCAGGCAATTGTCAAATACCAGTCAATGATTAAGGTTTATCCTGTTGACGGTGTGTGGGGTGAAGATACTATGGATGCGATGCCTGATAAAGATAAAGTAATATTTAAACAGTGTATTTCTGATTACGGTGATTTATTTGATAAAATTACACATTACTTTGGTTGGGATTGATGAAAAAAATTATTAAAGAATCGGGTTTACGTGATATTAATGCTTTGGCAAAAAGGTACCCAAAGGCTAAAATATATTTTCACCAAGATTTAGATGGTGTTACCACAGCAATTGCTATGAAAAAATACCTTGAGGATAATGGTATTGATGTTGTAGATTCTGAGGTTATCCAATATGGTGAGAAAGAGTTTGCTGTAAAGAAACCTGATGCTAGTGGTGATGTGATGCCCGTGTTAGTAGATTTTGCTCACGGTAAACCGATGTTTGTTATTCACACAGACCACCACGATACTCAAGTAGGTGCCGAAAAAGATGCTTCAAAATCATTTAGACAAGCCCGTTCAAATGTTGAGACTATTTCTCAAATAATTTCACCAAAAGAATTATTCCCAAGTTCAGACATTCTGTTGATTTCTACTGTTGATTCTGCAGACTTTGCAAAATATGACTTAACAACAAAAGAAGTTGTTAACTTTTTATTTAGGTTAGACAAGGAAAAAGGTTTGGCGAGAAACAAAATGTTGTTAGGGTTAGTGACTAACAAATTACTCTTGGCGTTTAAAAACAAAAAAGGTTTTTTAGAGAGTTTGGTAATGGATTCTGAGCCGTCACTTTATTCAATTCTTAATAACATAAAGACTTGGATGAGTGAGAATACTCGTGAGACACCAGAAAGACTTCAAAGAAATGCCAAAGACTATATGGACTCAATGGCAAATCACCGAAATGTGAAAGTTGAAGATGGAATCATTCTTCAATATGGTATGGGAACTTTGAAAGGTACTGGTTCTTACGACAGATATACTCCTTTTAGAAACAATCCTGAGGCGGACTTTTTGATTATCATGTGGCCTTTAGGTTTGGTACAAGCATCTTGTAATCCATTCAAAAAAGATAGAGAGCTCAAAGGTGTAAATCTTGGAGAAGTTAAAGACGAGGTTTTGAATAAGTGGAAATCACAACTTCAAGATAGAACAATTCCATTATCAACAATCAAATACATTGCAGAATCAGGCATGGGTGCAGAATCAGTTGGATTCACATTCAAAGATTTTGATGCCATTTATGGTGGTAAGATTATGATGATGGATAATGGAGAACAAATATTAGATAGTTTAAAAACAATCATTGACAAACCATTCTCAGAGTTAAGTGAACCTGAAATGAAATTGTTGGATAAGATTGGTGTAAATGCTTGGGATTTGATTCAAGCCAATTCAGGTGGACACAAATGTATTACCAATATTTCGGGACTTAATTATTTGGGTAGAGCACAAAGACCACCATCAGGACCATATAGATATGACCCTGAAAGAGATGACGCTCCATACATCAAATTTGTTAAGATGATTGGACAAGAGTTCTTTAAAGTCTTAAAAGAAAAAATTCAGGAAAGTAAAAAGGAAAATTAATCAACGAGAAACTTAACAGAATCTCCTTTTTTAATATTAAAACTTTTACAAGTACCACCTTCAATTTCCAATATAATATAACCTCTACCACAGTAACTTTCACAGTCTTCATCAACACATGGTGGGCAATTGTGGTGAACCTTTGATATGGTTTGGTCGTCAATGTAGATAATATCTAAAGGTATTATACAATTTTTCATCCAAAAACAATTGGTGTGGTCGGTCATCAGAAACAACATACCGTTAAAATATTCGTTAAAAGTTTTGTTCATCATACCCTCAGCACGTTTACGGTAATCGTCCATAACCTTTACAGTAAAGGTGTTATCGCCTATTTTAACTTTCATGATTATTTATAAATATGGAAAACTATAAAAGGTTGAGTGGTGTGGTCGTTAAAGTTAACGGTGAATGCTTGTTGTGTAAAAGAAACGGTAAGTCATCTTACCCTAATATGTGGTCTATTCCTGCAGGACACGTTGAAAAAGATGAATCAACTAAAGAAGCTGCATATAGAGAGTTTTACGAAGAGACCGATATCAACATAGATAAATATGATTTAGATTTTGTGGGTATACTACCGAAAAAGAAAAAGACAGACGGTAGTATAAAAGGTATGATGTATGTTTATTTATTGAATACTCACGAGTATATGTACCCTAACCTTGAAACTGCTCAAGATGGACATGAACATACTGAATGTGGGTATTTTGGATTGGACAAAGTCAATAATATGGACACAGGAGTGTATTTAAAAACAATTTTACAAAATATTTTTGAAAAAGATTGAACTTTTCAATAGTATAACTATATTTATAATCTCCACCGAAAGGTAGAGACACCCCACAAAAAAGTTTCACTTAGCCCCTTTGACAATTTGAAAAAATTGTTTTATCTTTGTGAGACACTCGGAAGAAGAGGAGTTAAATCCTCGGTTCACAATCCCACAACGAGTGTTTGAGAAAACATAGAAAGTTGTGGGATTTTTCTTTTAATAGAGAGTGTACGTTCTTAAAATAAATAGCGGGATAGAGCAGAGGTAGCTTGCAAGGCTCATAACCTTGAGGTCGGGGGTTCGAATCCTTCTCCCGCTACAAAAAAAAATCACTTAGGTGCTTGACAGAATGAAAAACTGTTGTATCTTTGTATAACAAATCAGGAAACTGAAACGTTCTTTAAATTATTGATTATTCCATCAGTATGTTGATGATGAGACCCTCGGGTTGATTCTGAGAAAATACTGAGAAAAGATAATCGGCCGCCTATGGTCGATAAATAAACCACGAAAGTGGGATAAAGTGGTCTCTCAAGTTTAAAAGAGATTGCGGTTTTTAAAACTTCGGTTTTATTAACTCGAGTAGGCAAGCGGGATATCATAAGTCCTAAGTAATCGAGGGTGACACTGTAGATGAAATGGAAATATGACTCAGCGATGTGGGTCGTTGGGTTGAGTTCGGAAGAACAATAAGAATAACTCGTAGAATTATTGTGGGAAATAGGGTAATCCAACCTTATAACTGCGGGATTCAATATCAAAGGATACTTAAAACCGAAAGGTATGATGACAAACGGGTGGTGCCGAAATCATCCTTGACCATTGTCTACCAAGACATAAGTCACGAAGTAGTCTTGAAGTGTTGAGGTAGGGATATCTCAGAGAGTAGTATAGTATCGAGTCGTTCAAAAGATGGCTTGGCTGGTCGGCGGACCACTACTTTCATCCATCCACAAACAACAAACTTTGCATTTTGAAAGTATGCAAATACTAAAAGACAAAGGAAAAGTGTCCGTCAGTTGTAGGTGAAAGGTGACTACATAGTAATGAGATGTTCATTGCCGTTGTGGGTTTCCAAGACCCACACGATTCTTGAGAACGTTCTCTAATCCCGCAAGGATTCACTGGGGTGGCAACCTCGGAGAGTAATAAGTAAAAAGAGAGTAAGCTACAACTCAAGGAGTGGTACCCCTAAGGAACCGTCACTGAGAATTACTATTCAAAAGATAGTGGAAACGGAAAGAAAAAATAATGTTCCTAAAGATTCTCAATCAAAGGTGTATTCTCAACCTAAGTGCCAAAACCCGAAGAAAAAAATCTTCGGGTTTTTTTGTTTATATGAAAAGTTCTTTTTATATTTGTAGTGTTAAATAACAGATATGAAAATAAATTTCACATACAATATTCGGATTGAGAACGAGAAGTTCGGAACCCTCTTGAATGAAACTTTTGTTGATGGTGTTCAGTTTAAGTTATTTTTGAAAATGGTTCACGGTTGTTTGGAACTCAAAGGAGATTTAGATTTCTTCAATGGTACCGACTTCTTGGTTCACATTCCTTACAAGTATTTGGTTGACTCTATTGTTTTGACTTCCTTGGTTACACCAACAGTTGGTGAACTTAGTTTGTCAGAACATATGAAATCTAAGGTGGAAGCTTTAGTTACCAAATAATTTCCTGACATAATGTCAGGTGGTGGAGTGATTGACTGTCATTCGGTCAGTCCCAAAAGAAAAGGTCAGTTTCGGCTGACCTTTTTTATTCTTTTGCGTTATTTGCTCTATCAGATAATCCTATTGGGATTCCCATATATGAACTGATTTGTTTTGTAAGAAATGATATCCATTCATTTAATGCATCGGAGTAGTCGTACGGGTTCTCATCCCATAAAAAATCTAATAAACCATCAATATCAAAATGTTTTATCTCTTCTTCCCCATCGTCATTTATATGTGAGTAGATTATACTTGAATTTGGTATGTCCCAATTTTCAATTACGGCTGTTACATATCTTTCATCATTAATTTCTTCAACATAAACGGATGAATTTGTAAAATCCAAATCAACGTATGACCCAGGTTCTAAACTATCGATTTTAAACCTAAATGGCCCGTCTTTAGTCAATTTTTTGATTGACTTATTTAATAATGTTTTGGTACCTTCTTCACCTAAAGACTCGTTCATAGACATGAGAAATTCTGATTGAGTCATGTCAAACATCTCCAAATATAAATTTATATTTGGATTAGGGTATCCACCGCGGGATTTTAAAAATTTTACTATGCCGTTAAAATCCATAAGTATTTTTTTTCAATTTCGGCATTTGCGTCCGAAATTAGTTCAGTTAATTCCTCAGGGTCTGAAGTTACCTCAATAACATAATTGGACACCTTTTTATAATCGTTTAATAATTCAACTTCAAAATCACTTTCATCTAATTTATGTAAGTCATTGTAAATTGAGTTTGAAATTTCGGGAACAACACCATTTAAATTTTCTCTAAAATAGTTGGCAATCACAGGATTGAAGGTTAGATAAGTTATTGTTGTAAACATAGTTTTGTCGGGGTTTTCGACTACGCCATCACCAGCACATTGATTACATTGATTATAACCGTCACCATCGCATTCATCACAATCAAGTTCACCTCCACCCTGACACGAGGAGCAAGTCTCACCATCCACTTCTCCTGTTCCATCACAATCATCACAGTAAACTGTTCTACTACCATCACACCCTGAGCAATCATAACGACCACTTCCATCGCATTCATCACAAGTATCTGAAATTCGGGCTTCGTTGTCGGAACCAAGGATTATTGCGGTAGTATTTTTAATTTTATTAATAATTTGGTCATAAGAATATCCTTCTCTATGTAGAAATAACATAATTGCAAATTTGGAATCATCATCATTTGTAAATTTCCTAAATCTTCCACCATACTCCCATTCCCACAATTTATTAATTTGTACGGTAATAAGGTCAAGTATGTTCGGTATTTGGTCAAACACATAAGAGTATTTCAAAACGTATTGATAAATTTTCTCGTTGGTCACAATCTGACTTTTAATATAAATACAGTAAAAGTGAATTGATAGTATTTTTTTTCAATATTTGGTATGTATTATTAAAATAAAAATGGAAATAAAAATTACAAACCTTGAAATTTTGGAAAGACCAAATGATTTGGAACTCGGAAAATACGTTAGAGAAAAGTATTGGAATGAGAGTAATAACCGTTTGAAAAATTATGACGAACATGTCAAGTTAGTTACTGATGATTACGGACATGTCGTTGGTATTGAAGAACGTTCTGATGATGAGTATGAAAGTTGTGTTATTTGTGGTAGAAAAACAAGTTATACCAGAAACACACACGTTGATATGAGAAGGGGTTTTATTGATGGCGTTGGACAAGCTTGTGACGGTTCTTGTAGGAAATAATTATGATAGATTATAGTTTAGCATCAAAATTAAAAACGGCATATAAGTCGGCACACCCATATCCGTATGTTGTGATTGATAATTTTTTACCTGAATATCTTCTCAGAAGTTGCAAGGAAGAAATTTTAAAACACGATGAGTGGTATGCCGACACAGTTGAATTCACAAAACAATTTGAACACAACAAACAATATTATCCTCAAGAAAAAACAAATATGGAAGACTTTAAAAGAAAACTTCCAATAACGAATTTAATAATGGGATATCTAAAT